ACCATATGCTTTGTGGTTAGTTACCCTACCCTGACTATCAGGTGGATTCATTATTGGCTTTTCGTAAACATTAAGTTCATAATTCTCAAACAACTCTCGTATGCTACTACTGGACATTGTATATCGTCCTGGAGAACTAGCATCCGATGGTAAAACGATAGGCGTTCCAAATACTTCGGGTCTGAGAAGGTGATTAATATACTGTGTTGGTACGGCTTCTTCAGTACCTTGTATAACAATCTGCTTATGTAAATATGCAGTTCTTTCATGTGGTTCCCAATACATTAAACTGATAACAGTTTTATCATTTACAAGTCCTAAGTCAAGCGCAATGATTCTATGAATATTATTCATTTCCTCAAAGTTGTAATCGCCAGTTTTGTATGTGGGCCAATTACTCAATTGGAACACAGCACCTTTACCCATAACAGGTTTACCTGCGATACGAGCTTCACGCTCATGTGGTAAGTAATCTCGTTCTAATTGTCTACGAGTTTCCATTAGTAAGAATGGTTGATTCCATGGATCATACTCAGGTACATCATCCCAACTTACACGAATATACTCGTATCCTTCTTCCCTGTTCCAGAACTTACTTACTAGACCATTCAAGCCTTTTAATGGCGTGAAAGAGCATAATACTTTACCTTGCGTTGTAGCAGTACGAGTAACAATTTCACTAAAGAAATCATCTGGTGGCTGCTCATCAAACACAGCTAAGTTTAACTTGAAACCTTGAAGTTGTCTTACTTCCTGTGTATAGTTTGCGAATAGCAAATAACTTTTGGAACCTGACACATGTTTGATCTCAACTCCGATGCAATTAGCGCCGTCGTTACGCATAGTATCAGTAATAATACATTCTCTGGGAATTGCACCTGTGCCAATGTTCTCTGTTATTTTAATATCTTGCGTGCCTAGTAATTCATTTTGTAATACTAATGCAACCTGACTCCAGCCCTCACCTGCAACCATGCAAGTGATAGCTTGTTCAAAACGATAACCTTTCCACCAATCAGGATATAATCCAGTAAGATGCATTGCTGTTTCATAGCAGGTACTAACTGTTTTACCAATACGGTTTGCAGCTAGAATACCTCTACGCTCACTAGTTCCAGTTTTGAAAAACTTTAACTGATGTTCAAAAGGTCTAAAGTATTTAAGCTGATTATAATGCATATCATCAGCCACACTAATGACCAAGTCCTCTAATTGCTTTTTAGCAGGACCTGGTAATATGTTCAAACTATCAGTTTTAAGTTTATACTTGTCAAGAACATATTTTAACGCTCTCGCCATTAGCGTTTCTGTTCCTAACATTATTCACTTTCTACTGGATAATGTTGGTTAATGATTGAAAGATAATATAATCCATGACATAAATCATGTATCTCGCTTGCAGTACATTTCCATGTTTCTGGATCACTTAAATCAGTTGGTTTATTTGTTAATATTGCCTGCAGTCTTTCAGCAGTCAATCTCATGCAATGTTCAACTTGACCAGGAAATCTTGTTTTGAAAGCATCACGATGAAGTTTGTTGACCTTTTGTAAAATGAGTGTATCTTTTACTTGTCGTTCTTGTGTTGCTTTATCAATTTCTTGGTCACGAGGTGTTCGCAATGGAACCTTGCGTTCATTTCCATCTTTATCTACTATCATTTTAGATCCCATGGGTTACTTGCAACACTGTCATTCAATGAAACAAATTCACGATCAATCCATACTTCCCATTGATTAGTTTTGTTAACTTTGAATGTTTGCATAGTTGCACGAAGACGCTTACCTTGTTGTGTTAATGTGCCATCTTCACGCATCAATACTTGTTCACCTGTGCGTGGATCAATCCATTTGATATATTCTGGACGAACACGACCATACTTGTCAATTTTTTCACCTTCAGGCTTTTGCTCTAATGGTCCCATGATTTCATAGCTAATCATGCCATTGTTATATTTACGGAACATAACTTGAACCTTTTTGCCTTGTGCTCGTTGTTCTTCATCAGGGTGTGGGATGAATGGACTATAGAAAGCATTTTGTTGTTGTTCTCTAGCAGGCAATGACTTGTCTCTTGCTGGTTCAGGCTTCAAGTCTTCTGTAGGAATTAATTCAGCTTTGTCAATATATGGGTTATTACCACCAATGTATTTACTATCAATGTCTTTACCATTGAGTACATCCATTGCTACTTGATACTTGACTTGGTTAGCACGACCTTTCAAATTTAATGTGACACCTGTCTCATCAAATACAAATCGTTCTAAGTCTTTTGCTGTTGGAAAGTCAGTCATCAAACCTTCAATATCAAAGTCAGGATGACTAATTAATTTTGGTGATTGTGGTTTGTTTTTGGGAGTTTTGACTGGAGTAGTATCTTCTACTGTCTTTTTGAATTCTTCTTTTGCCTGTTCTGGCGTGTCCCAAATGTTTTCGGATGCTGCGTTTTGTTTTTTCATTTCATTTCCTTTTCTATAAACAAAGAGAAGCATTGTGCTTCTCTTTTATTTATCACAAATTATTTTTTGTATTTGCTAGGTAGTCGTGAACCATCGCTTGTTGGATTACGCTTAGGTCCTGTATTAGAATGTAAACCTTCAAGTGCTGGCTTAGGTGTTGCAGCTTGACCGCGACCACGCATTTCTAATGCATCTGTTACCATTTTAGCTAACATGCCTTTTTCGCTAGAGCTATGTGCTTTTTCAGCAATAAACTCTTTGCGTTTTGTTGGGTTACCACCGTTACCAGTAGTAGGACCACGCTTTTGATTAATCTCTTTAGATTCTGGATTAGTTGATTTCATTTTATTTCCTTATTATGCTACTGTGTAGCCTGAAATTGCTTGAACGCTTAAAGTAGCATTTGTAAATTCTGTTGGATAGATCCATTCGCCGTTTGTGCAAGTACCAATTAATTGATAAGTTGTTTCTGCATTTGGAGTAATTGTTGTCATTATTTTTTACCTTTCTTCATGCCCTTAAGCGTTTCTGCTAAACGAGCACGGCGACCTTCAGTGCCTGGCTTCTTAGCTGCTGCTGCTAATTTCTTAGCAGGAATCTTTTTACCAGCAGGTACACCCAACTCTTTGTGTAATGCTCCTGGTTTTTTAATTGCTTTTTGTATCCATTTTTCTGCCATAATATTCTCCTTAAGCGACAATTTGTACTGGCGTAACATAAACATTTGCACCACTGCAATAAATCTCTAATGGATTATATGCTGGAGCAGTAATGCTTCCTGGAAATTGAACATATTCACTAGTTGCTGGTGCAACAATTAGTGTTTGTGTTGGAGTTCCCTCTGTAGGTGCTATTGGATTTGTTGCAGGATTAATACCTGGAATAACACCTGACTGATATGCAATATTTGCATTGTAATCACTAATCACATCAGTAACAATCCATGTCAAATCGTTTGCTGGACTTGTTCCACCTGTTTGTGTTCCACTTGTTGTAAATGTATAACCCACAGTTAGTCCAGGACCTGTACTTGATGGATTTAATACTGTTGCAGATGTTGCCGGAACAATATCAACATTCATGTGAATAACTTTTCCATCACCATCAAAAGTTACATTAGTGTATTCAATTACTGATGGAGGTGAAAATGGGTTATCATATGAAATGATTGCACTGTTTGCTGTATCAGTGTTTGTTAGTTTGATTGTGATTGGTCCAATCTTACCTGAAGCACTTGCAAAATCAGTTGAAGTCAATTCAATATTTCCATTTGCTGGTAAAAAATAAGATAAGCCGTAAGGTACATATGTTGTCATATTATTCCTTAAGCAATAACTTGAATTGGTGTAACATAGACATTAGCACCGCTACAAACTAATGTAGTTGGTGTCAAGTCTGGTGTTTGAGCACTAGTAGGTATTTGAACATACTCAGTAGTTAATGGTGGAATCGTAAACACCTTTGTTGGGTTGTTATATGTTGGAGCATTTGCACTTGGTGCATTGCTTGGAATATTAAAACTATTAACATATAATTCAGTTATATAACCATTATTATATCCAGTGTAAGGTGGGTTTGTTCCAGTTACTGAAAAGTTAATATAATTATTAGCTGTTCCGCCAAACTGTGTTCCTAATACATTGAAACTATCATCATAATTCCATGTATAACTTGAACTTACAATATTTCCAACTGTAACAGTATTTGCAACTGTGTCAACTGTTATATAAAATTCTACTGTATCTGGAGTTTGTGGTTTTGTATCATTATGTACCAAATATGTTTGCGGAACCGGAGGAGGACCAGGAACAAAACTATTATCATAACTAACAACTGCTATGTTAGTATTACTACTGTTAGTTAATTTCAAATTTAATGGACCAACTTTACCGCTTGCACTAGTTACACCGGTAATATCAATAGTAACATTAGAACCATCATCTGGTAACAAATATGTTAATCCTACTGGTAAAAACACTGTTGACATAATTACTCCTGATTGCCTTTAGTAGGACCACGACCAAAGTTAAAGTCTTCACGACCACGCTTTGGAAACTCTGTTGTACCACCTGGTGTACGAACTTGTGCGCCGCCATTGATATAGTCAGGGTTTTTAATTTTGCGTTCTGGTACATTAGAAACTGGAGGACGACGACCTTGATGTGTAGTAGTATCACTATTACCTTTAGTTGGTCCACGACCTTTGTTTACTAATTCATCACCATCAGTTTTACCTGAATAGTGATTACCAGCATATTTGTTTTCACGACTGTAGCCTTTGCCGCCGAAGCCATCAAAGTCTAGGCCTGCTTCTTTTTGATCTCTAGATTCTCTCATTTTGTTTTCCTTTTTGTCTTTGTAGACTTCTTTTTAGCTTCACGCTGCTCTGAATACGCAATCGCTACGGCTTGCTTCTGGGGCTTTCCAGCTTCCATTTCTTTTTTAACATTCTTACCGAACGCTTTTTTGCTACTTGATTTGATTAGTGGCATAATGTATTTATTCTTCCTTAATACCTGTAAATTTGGCTAATGCCTGAGCAAATGCTTGCTGTTTCATTTCAATCTGATCTTTACTATCGGTAACTTCAACTTTTGCAAGCGAATTCATTACTTTGTTCAATATCAAATTGTGATATTTCATTACCAAATGAGTGTCATTTCTATTTCGTGCATCCAAAAAGTCTTCAACAAGTATTGATTGATAATCGTTACCGTTTGATTTTAATTTTACACTTTCAAGTAAACCCTCAATAGTAATTTGTTGAGTAGAACCTTTTGGTCTACCTGCGCCTTTACGAGCACCGCCCCTAGATGGTGCCTTTTTCTTTACTGTGTTAGTCTTTTCCATATGTATATTTAGTGTTGATTAAATACTTGTTTGAAAGGTAAAGCAATGATTGAATATTCATGGGTTCCAGCAACTGGTCCCGATATTGAAAAACTAACTGAACTCTCAGTTAAAAACTGCATGACAGATGTAGAAACCATCTATGATGTTAAGCCCATAATTTTTACACGAAATCTTACTTTAGCCGTTGTAAATCAACATTTTACTCCTAATGAAGAATTGCTCAGTGTAGCAAAAGACAGCAACGGTACTATCTTAGCATATACATGGGCAAGTTGTAGCCAATATGCATTGTGGTCAAACGAAAAAATGCTAATAGTTAATATGGCTGACATAGAACTAACACTTCCAATCAAGTTACGAATCAAACTTGTTAAAGATATGATGTACTTGTGGGAAGAGTTTTGTAAACTATCTCAAATCCCTATCATCTGCTCAACTACATTACGAGTTAACCAATCTGCATTCTTAAAATTACACGAGCGTGAAGGTTACCAAATTCGCGGAAGTGCTGCATATAAACGATTGAGCACGACACAAGCTACTCCTGCCAATTAGTTGTTACCTAGATTAGAAAGCCACAAAATCATCTAGTCCTTGATAGTGCTCTTGGTGGCTTAACTCAAACTAGCTCTTAACATCCACGCAAATTTCTTATGTTGACGGATACGATCTTGTGCAAAATTTGCAATATCGTCGTGTCCTTCTTCAGTCGCAACAACTTCTAATTTTCTATAACTATTTTCCATATGCTCTTGACCTTCAAGAGCAAATTCTAATAAACTTGTTGCATCAGTGCCAAGTGCAAGTGTATCAGCTAAATCAGCCTTACTTAATATCTCATTAATAGTTTCTGGTGCAGTAACATTCAATGCACGAATTAGTTCACCCAAATCATCTTGAATACTTTCGCTGTCTTCATAAATCTTTTGCAATAGTTTATGCCAACCATAAAAGTTTTCACCAGTAATGTTAAAGTGGATACTATGTGCTCTGTAACTGTTTACAAAGTTATCACTAAATGTTTCTGTTAATTGTTCAATTGTGTTCATTCTACTCTCTTGCCTTTACTGTTTCTCTTTACTATACTTACCTCAGGTAAATGTTGCTTAACTTCTTCTGGCCAATCACCATAATTTTGAACTTCGTGTCTTACAATGTTTTCACCTTCACGATAACCACCAACTGGTTTTTTACCTGCTAATGTATTGAATAAATTTGCTTTGTCAAATTCTTCTTTATTTGGAAAAACTGTTTCTTCAGTAAGCATTTGACTTACTTCAGGAACCTTTTTTTTTGCGCTTTTACGCAATGCAGATTTTTCTGCTTTTGTTGCAGCTTCTAATTCTGATTGCAACTTATCCATTTTATTTGATAGTTCGCCTAATCTAGCTTGATGTAATTCACCTTCAGGTGTTCCATATTGAATTTTATTTTCAAGACCATGCTGATGTAATAGATCATTTTGGTTGCCAATAATATCCATTTCTTTTCGTATTTCGCTAGGTGTTCTTGTTGTTTGTACAACTGTTTTTTGAACAACAGGTTGAGTAACTTTAGTTATAGGTTGTGTTATTGGTTGTGCAGTAGGTACACTCATGTTAGCTGGCGGTGTATAACCTCCACCACTACGCTTTGCCCAATCAGCAGCTTGTTGTGCTAATGGAGTAGGTTGTACTGGAATAATCTTACTTGCAGCAACTTGTGGAATACTTGGTGGTCTAGCTGCTTGACTATTAGTTGTATTAATTTGATAGGGTAGCACTGAGCGTTGACCTTCAATATTAACTGCTCGTGGATTAGTACCCATTGGAATAGTTGACGGTGGCAATGTTTGTCCTGGACCTTGAACAGTTAATGGATAATTAGCTTGTGGTTGTATTGTAGGTTGTGGAACACTTTGTGGTTGAACAGGACCTGTAACAGGATGCGGAAAGTTTTGTTGTAATGCTGCTTGTTCTTCAGGAGATAATGAAGTAAAATTAAGATTACCTAAAGTTTTGTTTGCACTAATATCTTTAGCACCTTGAATTGCTTTGTAACCTTTTCTAATCAATGGAAGTGCAACACCTACGCCTGCTCCAACAGGTCCGCCCATTAATCCACCTAATGCGCCAGCACCCAATTCAGTTGCCCATGTATAAGGTGATTTCAAATGTTCACCAAATTGTTCACCAGCAGCTTGATATACTTGACCATTCAATGGAACATTACCTTTTGTTCGTTGCAATGCTTGAATTTGTTCTGGAGTATATGGAACCATTGAACTTTTTAACTGTTCTGTTGAAATTTGACCATTACGCCATGCATTCAATTCATCAGCAGGCATATATGTTTCAGTTGCAGGTTGTCTTGCACTTGGTGTTTCCCAAGGTTTAATTTCAGCACCAGGTTGACTAATTGCATTACCTAATACGCCGCCTGTACCTTTTACAAATTGTCCACCGTTAGTTATTGCTTGTTTACCAACATCAGAAATAGCGCCTGCAACTTTAGGAACATATGGTCCAGCGGCAGTTAAACCAGTTCCAATCATATGTTCAACATCTTGTACAGGTAATCCTGTAGATTGACTTAATGGTTGTGCTACACCATGAACAACATTACCAACACCACCCATAACTCTGTTACTTAATTCATTTTGATATGAAGGTGATTGAGTTATTCCAAGATAGTTACCAATAGGATTCTTTGGACTAGTTGTTTCTTGTTGTGCTCGTTGTGCAGCTTGTTCTGGACTCATTTGAGTACCATAATATGCTCGTGCAACAGGATATGCAAGATAGTCTAGTGCACCACTTGCAGCATTAAATCCTGTATCAGCTAAACTAGCGACACCATGACCAAACTTAGTCAAACTACTTTCTTCTGGTTGAGGAGCAACGGTAGTTTTACCAAGAAACTTGTAAATCTTTTCTTTTGCTACTGATGGATCTTCAGTATCAATATCATAGTGTTCGCCGTTATATTCGTAAATCATTTTAATCAGTAATCTTTATAGGATTTTCTCTAGTACCTGGCTTATGTTTATTAAGTACAGGATTCTCAGCTTTACCACCTGTAGTCTGTTGCTCAGTTGCATAACGCTGTGTTCTTTCCAATGCTGCTCTAGCTTTAGTTAACCAATACTTAGTATATTCTGGATCACTAGTTTCTGTAGGTTTATTTTCAGTTAAGAATTGTAATTCTTGGTTAGTTAAGTGACCTTTAATTGTACCTTGACTTAATACGCCACCGATACTACGAACTGTATCCATAACTGCTTTAGTATTTCTTGCACCTTCAGTGTTAAGTTGAGTTCCAACTGCTTGACCGATTGGACCGCCGCCACTTAATGTACCAGCAACCATTGGTCCAATATTGTGTTTACCACTTGCAAGAATATCTAATGAATGGTCAATGTCAGTAATTGTGTTTGCTGCACCTGCTGCACCAGCAACATTCTGTCCAGCAACTTTACCAACTTCTTTGCCACTTTCAACTCGTGCAGCTTTTTCAGCTTCAAGTTCATATCCAGTTGGACGAGCATTATTTGCTGGTGGGTTAGTAATTGCTGCAGGTCTTGTAACAGTTGATGGTTCTACTGGTTTATTAACCACTACTGGTGCTGGTGCTGTTGCTGCAGGTTTATTTGCACTCACAGTATTACCTCCACCAATTTGCGGAACACGAATTCCAACTTCCGCAGGTTGAACTGGAGTATAACCTTGTTGAACAAGCATTTGATTGTAAGGACGCAAGATTTGCATTTGTTCTTCAATGCCTTTGCCTTGAAGTTTAATGTTCATTTCTTGTATTGCTCGTGCTCTCATGTCATTCATAGTACCCATACTTGATTGTGGGCGCCATCCTGTCATACTAGTACGACCTGCGTCAGTTTGAATATAACTGCGACCAGTATTTTTATCACTAACCACACGGCCGACTTCACCAGTTCTATCGTTAACATAAGTGCCTCCAACAATGTCAAGTTTTTGTCCTTGATTTGCTGCTGCACTAATCAATTCACTTGGATTTAGTTTTTGTCCAGTTGTTGAATTAAAGCCACTTAATGGTGTTCCATTCGCAGCCATTTTAATCATGTATGCTTCACCGTTAGGTCCATTGACTAATGTTTCTTTACCAATACCTAACTTAGCAGCTTCTGATTGAGCACTGTTTTGCATACCTAGCAAACCATAAGCAATTGCTTTGAACCACGAACCGCCTGTTGTCTTTTCACGAAGTGCTTTTTCCAATTCAGTTGGACCCATTGTTTGCAATTGTTGTTCAGCTTGTTTTTTTTGACGATCATTAATTAAAATGTCTGCTGCTCTTTCTCTTGCATTGTCTTTTAACCATTGTGGTGCATTTTGACTTTGACTTAACTGCAACAATTGACCTGGATCATTTTGATATTGTTCATATTGTGTTAAATGTTGTTGCTCAACAGTTCCAGCCAATGGATTACTCAACTGTTGTTGTGCAGCAGGAACATTGTTTTGAAATTGTTGTTGAACTTGTGGAGTTGCTTGAATACCTTGACCACTCATTTGTTGTGGTTGTTGTATTTGTTGTGGTTGTTGTATTTGTTGTGGTTGTTGTATTTGCTGTGGCAAATTAGGCAATTGTTGTGTATTGCCTGCAACTTGAACGCCTTGACCAGCTTGTGGCTGATTAAACTGTGCAGGATTCACTGGAGCAACAGGACTAGCTGGAGCCTGTTGCATAGTGTTTTGCATAGGTTGTGGCATTTGCTGAGTTTGCGTATTTTGCAAATCCATAGGACTAACAGGTCCACTACTTGTGTTAGTGTTAGGCATCTGAATTGGGTTTTCAGTTGTTTCACCTGGAGCTGGATTATAACTTGAACCAAATAGTTGTTGCTGTTGTTTCTTTTTCAATTCTTCATCTGTAGAATCGTTTTGTAATGTGTTAAGATCAGGTGTGAACATAAATTATAGACCCATTGCGCTGAATAAACTACCAAGTCCACTAGATGTAATATTAGTTCCAGTAGTGTTTGTAGATTGCGTACCATTAAAGTTCGCACCATAGCTAGTTGATGGAGCACCATACATTGCGCTTAACAATGAATTGTTAAATGCCATTGGAACTTCACTTGCATTGACAACATTTTGTGCAGCACCTTGTGCACCTGTCAATCCATTTTGTCCTAATGCAGCTAATTGATTTGCTGCACTTGCTCGTTGTTGTGCGATTTGGTTTTCAACAGTTGCAGCAGTATTAGCTTGTGTTGCTTCATTCATACCAGCAAGTTGTTGACCTGCTAATGCTTGACGAGCACTACCTAATTCACCACTACCACCAAACTGTGCTTGTTGATTTGCTAAGTTCTGCATATATTGTGCTTGTGCAGGTTGTAATGCAGCAGCAACTTGATTTGCTTCATAATTTGAACCAAATAAGTTTTCTAGTCCACTTACACCTGTATTCAATGCACTTTCGCCAGTTTGACCTAAAGTGTTTTGTGCTTGACCAGAAACACCAGCCATATTCTGTGCAGCGTTTTGAACGCCAGGTGCACTTTGATTATATTGTGTTTGTGCGCTACTAATTCCCTGTTGATATGCAGGAATAATTGTGCCAGTAAGCATACCTGTCTGTGCTGACAAGTATTGATTTTGCTGTGGAGACAATGTTGGTATTGTCGTTGAAGTTGTTTTACCACCCATGATGGAATCCTTTTATCTATTTAGTTGTTTTATTTTGGTGCGATTGGAGCTGATACAGTGTTGCTTAACTCTGGATAATAGTTTTGCATTGCTGATAAAATATCTTGTGCTGAAGGAGCACTAGTTGCTTCTTTAACGCCCCAAGGTTGTGCTGGAGCATTTGTTAAAGTATTATACAATTGTGGATTGAAGGTTGGTCCAGGTTGATATGGATGCATTCCCCAATAGTACTGACTTTGTGCTGGAGTTTGTTGTTGCCAATATGGAACTGGGCTAATCCAGCCCGGGTTCAATCCTGTCGGAACATTAATGCCAGGTAGATTTGCGCTTGGAACAGTTACATAATTTAATTGATCTGGCGAAGTTGTGTTTGTAGGTGTTACAATTGGAATAGGAGGAGTTGTGTTTGCTGTATCACTTGCAACCTTACTTGTGTTATCAGGAATAACTGTTTGTGTAGGTGTACTCAATGGAGTTGGAACAACACTTGTATCTGGTGGAAGTTTACTTGCAGTTACATTTACAGTTCCTATATCTGTTGGATTTGATGTTGTACCAGTACCAGTACCTGTACTATTTCCAGTGCCTATGCTTGCAACAGGACCCACAACAACATTAGTATTAGGAACGCTAGGTCCACTTACTGGTGTAGCTTCTACAGGAGCAACACTATTTGAACTTGTTTGTCCTGCAGGAGGTGTAATAGTTGTTGGTTGAACTGGACTTAATTCAGTTGTTCCAGTTCCAGTTCCATTTCCTGTAGCGCCTGTAGGTTCTGCACCACTAGTTCCAGTTCCACTAACATCAATTCGTGTAGCACCATTTTGTACAGGGTATTGATTACCACTTGCATCAGTCCATGTTTTACCATCACTGCTATAACCATTTTCACCTGGTGTAACTGTTTGTGGTTGAGCATCAGTAACTGTTGTTCCATCTTTATAAGTGTAAGAAACAGTTTTTAAACCATTACCATCAGTAGTTGTATTAGTATAAGCTAATGGAGAACCACTATTATCTTTTTCCATTGAATCTTGTGGTGTTGCTGGAAGTTCATTAGTATTACTTGCAACTTGAACGCCTGGTTCATTTGTATTAATTGCTGGGCTTACAATAGTTCCACTACTGTCAACAACATTACCACTACTATCCATAAAGTGTCCGCCACCAATGTCAAGCATGCCTGCTGTTGGATTGTTAACATAACCTGTTACACCACCAGCAGCTCCGCCAGTTAATGCTCCATTTAATATTCCATTACCAAGATTTGTTCCAGTAATAAATGCACCTGTGCCACCTGCGGCTGCTCCTGCGGCTGCACCTTGCAATGCAGTATTTGCAACACTACCTAATCCTGAATCAGCTAATGCATTACCAGCGGCTCCACCTGCAACGCCTGCAGCACCACCCATTGCAGCACCAGTTAATGCACCTTTAACAATGTCTCCACCATTACTTGCTGCTCCTGCTGCGCCACCTAATGCTCCTGCATATACTGGAGGAATACCTGCAGCAATAGATCCAACTGTAACAATCGCTTGAACAGGGTTATTAACAACTGACTGAACAGCACTGCCTACAGCGTTACCAACAGTGTTAATTGCTGAACTAACTGTATCAACTGCTGTACTTGCTACCTGTTCAACTGCGTGAGTAATTCCACTAACGATTCCACCCATAATTTTATCCTTTTTTGTATTTATTGTTTTACGACCTGTGCGCTTAGGCTACGCAATTGTAGTTTGCTATTAGTTACTTGTAAATTTCCTAATACTCCTGTTCCAGGATCAGGTATGCTATTGAATGCTACTTCTAAAATGTACCAATAATATCCTGGGCTTGGACTATCAATAATGCTTGTAAAGATTGTATCAATACCTAATGGATCAATTGGACTTACACTATTGTTTAACCCATCATAAACATATTTCTTTTGACTTATTGTTTTGTCAAATATAAAACGATAGTCTGGGTTAGTTGGATCATTATTCAGTACGCCATAATATCTGTTGACTGAAACAATATATTGCATTGCGCTTGGATCAGTTGTAGTTTCAAAACTAATAACATTGTTAAGTTGGGCACTAATAAACACTCTATCTCCTGCACCATTCACTAATACTTTTGCATTACAATCTGTTGAAATGAAAAAGATGTTGTTTGGATCAGTATCAAT